TTTAGAATGAAAATCGACAAGAGGTTATAAAGCCTCTGCCGATTTTCTTTTTTTCATAGGAAACAGCAGAAAAGAAGAGCGTGCAGAGCGTAAAAACTCTGGCACGCTTATTTTTTTACTATAAAAAGCGAATGAGAACGGAAAGGAGCATAGAACATGGCAAAACGAAAGTATAAGCGCCTGCATTACGAGGACAGGCAGACCATAGAGGCTATGAGTAAGCAGGGCAGCAGTGTAAGCGATATTGCAGAGGCGCTGGGAACGCACAGGGACACAATTTATAGAGAGTTCAAACGCTGTAACGCTACACTGAAAACATACACAGCAGCAGCGGGGCAGCAGGCACTATGAGGAAAGGAGCGGTAAAGAATGAATAAGCAGAGGCGCAACAGAATTGCAGAGGCATTAGAGCTGATAAGCCAAGCAAGGGACATTTTGGAAGAGGTAAAAGACGAAGAACAGGAAAGCTACGAAAATCTGCCGGAGAGTTTGCAGTATGGAGAACGTGGCGAGCAGATGCAGGAAAACGTAGATAGTTTAGAGGAATTTATAGGCTATCTGGAAGAAACCGACAGTTTAGAGGAAATGTAGGCGGCAGCAGCCGCCACGAGTGCCGTTAGTTCAGTTGGTTAGAGCAGCCGCCTCATAAGCGGCAAGTCGTGGGTTCAAGTCCCACACGGCGCATTGCGTAGCAGGCATGGCGAGCCTGCGGCAGAGGGCAGCAGGCTAATAGCTGCAATCTGTATACCGTGGAAAAATAGCGGCGGTCATACCAGCCAGAAAGTATGTGGACAGTCAACAGGTTTTCAGTTGCTTTTTAATGCGAAAAGCAGCCCGCACGGTAAAAACAAAACGCCAGAACAGGAGAGCGGCACACATGGAAAGACAGAGAGCGCCGCCGAAAGGAAGAGAGGCAGAGAATGGCAGCAGAGGCATTGATAGTAGAGGACGCATACCAGAGAGGCTATGCAGATGCCATAGCAGATATGCGTAAGAAAAAAGAGCAGAGGCGGCAGCGGGAGCAGGCAAAGAAAGCCCGTCGCTGGTATTTCATTAAGCAGAAAGCCTACGGGCTTGCAATGCTGGCAGTTACCGTGCTGGCAGTATGGGCGACAGAGGGCGACATAACAATAGCGGTTATTACCGTACCGCTGGGGCTTATGTGCCTTTTCAGTAAAAAAATGCTGATAGTGGACAACTACTATTTTGCTACAGAAGAGAGGGCAATACATGGACGAAAAAACAATACAGCGTATTAAAAAGCTGCAAGCGTTGGCAGAGCGGGGCGTAGGTGGCGAGAAAACGACAGCGCAAAAGAAACTTGCAAAGTTGCTTAAGGATAACGGCATAAATTCCTTAGACGAGCTGCAAAAGGAAGAGTATGAATATACGATATTTTCCTATAACGGAAAGCATGAGATAAGGCTACTGCGACAGTGTATGTATAAGGTTATGGGTGCAAAATCTGACAGGACAGTATACAAGCCATACGGACGGCGGCAGAAAATCGGCATATATTGCACGAAAGCGCAGAAAATCGAAATAGAGTTAGAGTTTGAATTTTACAGAAATGTATTTTATGAGGAATTAGGTACATTTATGGACGCTTTCATACAGGCACAGAAGATTTTCCCAGAAGATGCACCAACAGCAGACTACGACGAATTTAACGAAAGAGATATGAAAATAGCTTTTATGGCTACAGGAATAGAGCGGCGCAGCAGGGCTGCAATGATAGAGGAAAGCGAGGCGGGAAATGAGAAAACGAAAACGACAGGTAGTTAAGAAACTGATACAGTGCGCAGCCATTATAGCAGCAGGCGTGCTGGCAATTATTTTGTTTATGTGGGCTATCTGGTACAGAGGAAAGAACAGCGAGCCAGTGACGGACGAACAGGTAGCAGCGCAGATGCAGCAGGCAGAGCCACTGGTTATTGAAACGCCAGAGGCAGCCACAGAGGGCAGTATAAGAGTATACGACTATGACGGCTGCTGCATTTATTCCTACTACGGAAAAATTCGGATAAACAACGACGGTAAGAACGGCAAGGACATTGACGTAGAGGCAATAGGCTACTTAGAGGGCTACCAAGAGCATAAGGACGAAGGCGAGGCAGACAATGAGTGAGGTATACATACGCAGCCAGAATAAAGAAAAGCTGTATAGACTGGGCGGTAATTACGCCTGCGTAGAGTACGGAGAGTATGAGGACATAAAGAAAAAGAGAGGCGGCGCAGAGGCAGACAAAAAGCGCCACGTAATTTGCATAAGTGACGGGTGTTTAGAGGAAATCGGAGAGTATGCCACAAAAGAGCGCTGCTTAGAGGTTCTGGACGAGATACAGAAAGCGTGCGTAAGCTATCTGCTTACGGTTGGCGGTGCAGCTATAGCAAGGGGCGGCATGGACGTACAGCCGTTTGCAGCAGTAATACCGAGGCTGTACGAAATGCCGGAGAAATAGGAGAGGCAGACAGTGACAGTAGAGGAATTTATAGGCACGCTGGAGAGTTCAGACCGCCTGCGCATTATCGAGGGAAAAGCAGAGGTTTACGTAGGGTATCTGGCAGCGTTCAAACCGTTTGCAGACCATGAGATAAGCGAGGAATACCGAAAATACAGCGAGCATGAGGTAAAGAAGTTTAGGGCAGTGCCGGAGATAACGCACAGACGCTGGAAAGAGCTGGGGCTTATGAAACCATTAGAGCCAGACCAGACAGCGCAGTATAAGTTTAGTGATTTGCAGATGTCACTTTACTACATCATATACATACAGGAAAGGAAAGGGCAGGAAGTATGACAAAGAAAAAGCCGTATTTTTTACGGGATTTAGATACTGCAATCATGGACGAGCTTACAGGTGGCGGTATCAAGGAAAATGCAGCGGGACTGGTAGGAACGCTTACACAGATTGAGGAAATTAAGCAGCTATGCGGGCTGCCGTTTTGTGGTTATATGGCAAAGCTGGAAACGGTAAGACCAAGCGGCGTGCCGGACGAGGTAACGGTAGTATTTGCAGAGGACGTACCATACAGGGCTTGCAACGGCATAGAGTTTGACATTATGCAGGAATTTGTAGAGGGCAGCAGGCTTTTACTGACAGGCAAGGCGCAGACACTTAAGGACTTCCAGAGCGGTAGACTGCTGGTATATATTCTGGCAGATTTTGTGGCGGTATCAGAAAAGGCAGTAGAGCAGGACGAGGTAGCAATAAGAGGCGTTATAGCGAATAAACAAACACACAGAGAAACGCCAAGAGGCAAGCGTATTACTGATATTACGGTAAAAGTAAGAAATGAGCTTACAGGCGGCAGCTGCTATTTACCGTGCATCTGCTGGCAGGAACAGGCAGACGAGGCGGCGCAGTGGCAGCAGGGCGACACTGTAGAGCTGCTGGGACGGTATCAGAGCCGCCAGTATGAAAAGGTACTTGATGCAGCCACAGGAGAAAGAGAACAGCGTACAGCTTATGAGGTATCGGTACGGCTGATTAGAAGAAAGGAAGAGGCAGAAAATGAGCGTTGAACGCATTGGTAAGGGCTATGTAAAAATCTGCGTGAGTGAGGAAGAGTTAGAGAACAGCATAGCTGGGCTTAGTCAGCTAAAACCTATTTTGCAAACGCAAGTAATGAAAGGGAATGGAAGAAACACAAAGCAGGGGCTTACTGACGCAGCGGAGCTGGGAAAACATTTTGATACGGCGATAGATGCAATGACTATGCTTTTGGCTGGGTTTAAGGAAGAAAGCGAGGTACAGAATGAAGAGTAAAACAATTTTAGGAGCAGACGGCGCAACAAAAATGCGACAGATTACAGTAGGGATACACGGAAAGGGCGGCGAGGCAGACATAAAGGCAATACAGCAGCTTGCAGGCATGGTGGACAGCTTAAAGCAGTGCCAGACACCCCAGGAAGTATACGACAGATATTTACAGATTACGGGGTACTGTAAATGCTGCGTTGATTGTAATTTTATAGACCAAAAGGGAGCAGACGAGTTGATGTGCTTAGCAGCATATCTGGCAGGAAATGAACAGGCACGGGCAGAGGCACAACAGAAAGCGGGTAAAAAGGCATGAGAAAAGTTTATATATGCAGCCCATACAGGGCGAAAGACGGCGCAGAGCTGGACAGAAACATAGATTATGCGCAGCAGCTGACACGGCAGGCGTTAGAGGCGGGCTTAGCACACATTACGCCGCATTTATATATGACGCAGTGCATGGACGATAAAAAGCCGGAAGAGCGGGCAAGGGGCATGGCTGCGGGGCTTGCGCTGCTGAAAGGCTGCGATTTTGTTATTGCTGGTGTGAAATACGGCATAACAGAGGGAATGGACAGAGAAATACATACAGCAAATATGCTGGGAATTGCGGTTATAGATGCAAACCAGATTAAACGGCATCTGGAATATGAGGAAAAGCGACAGGAGCGGGTAGCGAGCGACTACGCAAAGCTGCATAAGTGCAAGCATTGTTACGAGCGTAGATTATGTAGCCTTATGGGGCATGAGAACTGCTGTACCGCCAGCGCTTGCACAGCTGCATATAAACGGGCTTATGAGTATGCCTTAAGCCACATAAGAGAGTGGCAGGAAACATGAAAAATAAAAGCGCCTACGGTGGGGAAACACCATAGGCGCTAAGCTATACAGCTTTGAAATACTATAAAAATTATAAGCTATGTATGGCGCAAAGTCAAGAAATTTAACGGGCAGGCTGCCCGTTTTAACACTTGATAAAAGTATTAACGAACCGACAGAGAGGTAGATATATGCCATACGTAGAGAGGGTAACAAAAGCGGGAAATACGATAGAGATA